GGCGACCAACGAGCGCGGAGCTTGCGGGTCGTCGCGGTGACCGCGATGGACTCAATCTTGATGTCGATCTCGGGGATGAGTGGTGAGGGCGTTGTTCCGAAGTTCGACTCGAAGCTTGGAATCACGAGAGTGTCGCCGCCAGTTGCATCAGCTGAGAATGTATCAGCTATTGCGAATGAACCAGTAAGGTTCTTGGTTGCGCCAGAAGGAACAGAGCTTGCAGCTGAGACCGTACCTGAGACGACGAGCAGAAGCGCGGCGTTTGCAGTGCTGGTTGTTGCAAGAGCATTGGGTGTGAAGACACCGCCTGTAAATGTTCCAAGCTGGCTGAGACGACGAACGTTAAGGACGTTTGTGCCACCCTGTATGGTGTTACCGACTGTTCCGAGGCCGGTGTTACCAACGGCTGCCGAATAGAGAGTTACGTCCTTGACCTGAGTCGTGTCAAAGTTGGTGAATCCTGAGCCGAGGCTCACGACCAGGAATGAGAAGGCACCGTCGCCTGTGGTTGCACCTGCACCTGCGCTGTTGTTCTCAATAAGGTTCGTGACCTGTGGGTCGAACTGGAGGAAGCGACCGTCTGTGCCTGTTGCAAAGCAGGCCTGACCTGCAACGATCGTGTTTGAATTAGCGCCAATTGCTGTGTGGAATGCGCCAGAAGCAAGAAGCGTAATTGCTGTGGTGGAGTGAACCTTGGAGTAGGATGTTCCAACCAGATCGTACTGACCGCCAACTGCAAGAGATCCTGACTGGACGCCCTTGCCGGTAGGAAGGTTGTAGATTGACTGACCCGCTGTGTAGGTCTGTGCGTGTGTTGAAGAACCATCCGTGATGGATGAGTCACCGCCGACGTTGGTGCCGTAGGTGTAATCCAGGTAGAAGAGCAGACCGGATGGAAGGCTCATGGGCTGGATGGAGACGAGCTCGTTTGCCACGAGACCGCCGAAGACACGACGGACAATGGGGAAGGCGATGGATGTGAATCCACGAAGGTCGCCTGAGGATGCGAGGTTGCCACCGCCTGTCGAGAGGCTGTTAGACTCACGAAGGACCTGGGCTGCCTGGTTCTCGAGGAGGCGAGCCATGTTATCGCGCTTGACGCCGTCGAGGCCACGGAGGAGGCCTGTGCGTGTCCACTTCTCGACGAGGCGCTGACCCTCGGCGCTGTTATTGCGCTCGGTGATTCCCTCGGTGAGTGTATTGAGAGAGAATGATCTTGACATATTGAACTCCAGATAGTTTACTTGAGACCGGCTAGAACTGACCAACGATCAAGTGCAACTGACTCATCGAGTCGCTTTGATCCACCTGATGTGATTGGCCTTGATGCATGACCGGGTGAGAGCCTGCGTGCTGATTCGTTCAAAGATGCAGAATTGCTCTTATCTAGTGATTCAGACAGGCTCTTGTAAAGAAGCTTCGCCTCTCTAAGGTTCTTTGCTCCGTCAAGAGCTTCAACAATTGCACGACGCTGTGATGTCGTGACATCTTTTTGCTGAGTTAGCTTATTGACATAAAGCAGTTTAGCATTAAAGAGATTCAGTTCTGAGAGTTGCTCACGGAGCGTTTCGACAGCGTTCCTGTATTCATTGAGCTGCTGCTGGAGGACTCGATTCTTGCGGACCTCATTGCTGTGTGATTCCTTAAGCTTTGCGAATTTGTTTATAACAACTTCGTCCATTTCCTTAAGTTCACCATCACCAAAAGCCTTGGCAGCTGCTTTTGCGTGTGGTGACTTCTTACCAGAAGCCTCGGTCTTACTCTTGTCAGACTTTGCTTCACGTAGCCTTAGAAGCTCGCGGCGGAGCATTGACTCATCAATCTCGTAAGTCATACCTTCAGCTGCTGCTTCTTCTTCATCCGAAACTGCCATCTCTTCAGGTGACATTTCTTCGCCCTCAGGCTCTTCCATGTCCTCCTCAGAATCAAGCTGTTGGAGTTCGACGTCTTCTTCTTCTTCGTCAGAATCATCGATTACAACAGAGTATGGATTCTCTCTGTCAAATTTGACGTCTTTCCCGAAATCAATTGTTATCTTATCTTCGTTGAGCTCATCAAGGTCGAGCTCATAAAGATCTTCGTCTTTCATTCTCATGTTTTTGTCTCCTGATAACTTTGATGAGATCTCGCCTTGTTTCTTCATTTTACCAAGATCTACTTCATACACGTCATCTTGTGTTTCTCTAACCATACCCATCAGCGCATCTTGCTCATTCTTAGAGAGCATGTCAAATGCTTCACGAAGTGCATTAGAATCAGACATCTTTTTAGAATTCAAGAGGCTCACAAGCGATGTCAATGCAGACTCACTAAGTTCTACTTCTTCCTCTTCGTCTCTTCTTTCATCTAGTTGAGCTTGCGCCTTCTTGGGATGAATTAGCTTGTCTTCTTCTTCGTCCATTTCATCAAGAGAAGACATAATAAAATTTGACTCATCGACGACCGAGTCTGTGTCACCAGTGAGTTGTCTTTCAATGAACTCCTTGAGCTTAGGAGTCACTGCCTCAATGATGGCATTCTTCGCATTTTGTTCGGCAACAGATCGCAATTGTTTTGCTTCTGCAATTGCCTCTTCGAAAAGCGATGTCGACATTTCAGCTCCTATACAGCAGTTAAATATCCAGCTAGTCTAAATCTTGCTGTGCTATTTTTATCATTAAGTTTGATTTTGCTAAAGATCTTACTCCCGGATCAATCATGTCATGGATGTTAAACATTGTTAGTTTATCACCAACTGGATTTGTATCAGGAGCTTGAGACCAGCCTCTAACCGTTCCAAAACTATTTCTTCCAGGACCTGTTTTGTAAGCCTGGTTTGTGCTAAAACCGCCAAGTGCAGGTCCATCAAATTTCTCGTACAAGGATGAGAATGGAAATGGAACCATGCCTGTCATGATCTTGGTGTCACTTGCATCTTCCATTAAGTCAAGTCTCATCTTGGTAAATGTTCCTCGATCAGTTCTGCCTGTTGTAGCAGGCTTTGCAATATTGGACAAGTCTATTCTTTTTGCTATTTTATCAAAAAGTTCCTCATCATCTAGGTCAAAATCTTCTAATTCATCTTGCTTTTCATGGTATGGGTACACGTCTTGTGTCTTATAATCAAGACCAGACGATTTTGCTTTGGTGGTGCCGTAGCCTCCGCCGGTGTGAGGATCACCAAGTCTATTGTGGACAGCTTTCATCATTATGACGAGTACGCTCCCACAATTCCTAAGTAAGATTTACCTGATAAGTATGATCCGATCGTCTGGTCTGATATACCTGCAGATGACTCAGCTGGAGTGAGTGCCGAGCCTATTCCTGAGCCGTATTGAACGCTTCTTGTAGGCAGATCGCCCGTATAGGCAGGCTGCGACAGTGGATCGTTCGGATTTGGCGTTGATGAAAGATTAGGAACGTAAGGAGATGCAGGTAATCCTTCACCTCCTGTGGCAACTTCAGTTTCAATATTTGGAGCGCCGGTGTAATTCAAATCCACAGCTGTAGGGAATCCATAGTATGCTGTAGAATCATTGATTTGTCCACTTGCGATCCCAATATTGGGTATACTGTCACCAGGCCCACCTGCACCATTTAGCGCTGATAGACCTGCATTGGCAACAGCTGTGACGCCATACTCACTGTATAGAGGTGATGCAGAAAAAATTGCCTTGAGGTTAGTGTCATTCCTGCTCCCAAGGCCTCCAGTGGTGCGAGCGCCACCATCGGGTTCAACAGTTGCAGTTTTCATTGATGACATATAAACCTCCTAGCACATTAGTGCATTACTTATCGTGAAGCTAGAATTCTGCTACGAAGACGAAGTCTCGTGTCGCGAACTTCTGCAAGCTTGCGTGAGAGATTCTCCTCAAGCTTCTTAAGTGTCTTATACTGTGCGACCTCGCCAGCTCCGTGGCCCTTGGGTGGCTTTTGAGCCTTGACGACATCGCCAGAGGCAAAATCAGCCTCGTCCATGTCCATGTCCATGTCCTTTAGAGCCTTCTTTTCCATTGCGTGCTTGGACTCGATCTTCTTCTTCTCTTCAAGAACCATTCTCTTCAGGAGAGCTGGTGTAAGTTTAACAGTTGGCATGTGAAATCTCCTACTAGGGGGTCAAACTATAATTATTTCGATCTATTAAAAAGACATCATGCACTGATCTTTTTCTCAGAAAATGCAAGAACTGCCCACTTAGAAGCCGAATCTCCAAAAACGTCCTCAGGATCACTTCTAAGCATTGCTTTTGCTGCAGCATCTCCTTGTGATGCTATCATTACTTCATGTGTTGGGCCACGACGAGAATCTTCAACAATAGGTGTCCCACGAAGCGCCGTATCTGCAAGCATCTCTTGAAGGAGAGGATCAGATGTCGCAGCCTTGATGGCACTTTTATTGACTTTTGGACTCTCTTGCTTTGGAGCATTTTGTGCTTTTGGAAGAAAGCTGATCTTGTCTGCGACTGCTGCTCTAGGATTTTGATAGCTCTGCTGCTTTGTAGGCACTTTTTCATGAGATTCGTAAGTACGTCTCTCATTAATCTGTTGCGAAGCTCCTACAAGACCTTCAGAAAGGATCTCGACTAGACACTCTTTTACAATATTTTTGAGATCATCTCTTGACAACTTCATATTATTTCCATGTAATTATGCTATTGAATATTCTATCGATCCTATCTGAACGATTAAACGTTTTATTCAATTCTCTCGCATCTATGTTTTTTGACTCATTGATGAACGCCCCGGGTGTGCTGGGTTCTGATACGATGTCGAAACAGATTAGTTGAAAATCGTCTTGAACTATGAGTGCACTTCCTTGTTGCTTAGTTGAACCTACACCTCTTGATGATATCCCGAGTGTTACACCGCTTTCAACAAGACTTTGAAGAATTTTTCCGCTAGGTGTGTCAAGAAGCTCGATGACTCCAAAAACATTGTCACCATCCATTCTTGCTTCTTTTACAAGGTGAGAGGCATTTTTAAGTTCAACAACAGATGTGTCAGGATGATCACACTCGCCGAGTGCTCTATTCTCTCTAATAAACTTTTGATAGTTGATTATCTCTCTTTCAAGAATTCCTCGAGGATAGATTCTACCATTTTGATTGATAGTATCAGCTCTTTGGATGATTCCTTTTAGCATAATCTTCCCGCCATTTTGAGTACGTGACTCTTTTATGACAGCCGGATTATATTGTAATGTTGTCCATTCTTTGAGTAATGTCATTGACATGTTATGTCTCCTTTATCTCTTTGACAAGCTGTATCATTGTCATGAGCTTTGAGATTTTCTCATCATCAATCTTGTCAAAATTCAGTGAGTTAAGACGCTCAAGAACAATCTCTGACTTTTCAAGTAGAACAGGATTTTTTTCGTCACTTCTAAGTTCATTCAACTTATTGATAGTAGACTTTCTTAGTATCTCTGCCTTATAAGAGATCGACCTACCATCGTCGTTCTTCATTGAAAATACGTAATCGTTGATAAGTTCTTTCTGCTCAAGCGTCAATTTATCATTGTACTTCTTGTTGAATTTCTCGTTCATGATCTTGACAACGAGAGCATCAACATTTGGGTTGACTTCTTGAATAGTCTCAACTTGCTTCTCAGACGTGAGCCACTCAATAAGATTTGACTCAATAATGACAGATTCTGCAAGATTTGATCTATCACCCTGACGCCATTGATTCAATAGAGTTTGGATTGTTGCATAAACTCGATAATCAGGAACGTTCCTTCTATAGAAGTTTGTATCAACAAGATTGTAGTTAATTTCTTTTATTAGTGAGGACTTTTCCTTGTCTATCTTGACTGAATCAAATCTCTTTGATGCTGATCTAGATTCTGTAAGGATTGCAGCTGCGACAGACGTGTCTTTGACAGTTGTCTTGGCAAGTGCATTGAACAATCTAAATTCTTTATACAACTCTGTGTGCTTATTGTAGTGCCTAGACAGAATGTCGAGTGCAATCTGTGCTCTTCCCTTATCGTTGTCGACAAGATATGAAGATACGGCACGAACTAGAAGCTCGTATATGATTCCAACATTTCGCTTTTTGTTATGATTCATTGTCATCCCCTGATGTATTCTCAGACTCAGAGATTTTCTTACCTGACTTAGTCAGTGTCTTTACGATCGATTCGATCTCAGACATCCTTGTATCACCAAACACAAATCTCTCATCTAAGTATTCATCAACAGCATCGTCATCATCTTCTGACAAAGGATTTTTAAACGGGTTTATGAGATCATTCTTGTGACCGAACGGGTGAGTTATAGAGTCACTCTGGTTTTTTCGATCATGTGACACGAGTCTAGCATGGTCTGTTTTTTGATTATTCGGGCTCACTCTGCGCGCCTTGTTCTTCTTCTCTCTCTCGACATAGTTTGGACCTGCTGCTGTCTCACCTAAGAGGCTAGACTTCAATGAGAGGTTTTGGCGCGGCTTTACAGGGAATGGTGTAAATTCTAGAACTTTAGCCTCAACATCATCAATCTCAGAAATTGCAGGTGCAGTGCTCAATTCTGTTGTGCCTGTTGATCCTGGTGACGCTGGTTCAGCACCTAGACCACCACCTCCGGCGGCACCGATCTCAGGTGATTCAAGATCACCGACAGGCTCTTCAGCATCAGGCAATTTAACTGCTTCAACTCGCAGAGACATTTCCTTGTCCTTAAGCAGGCCCTTCTCGATGTTTTTGATCTCTTCATCAGACATCATGAAGATGTTCTTTCTAATCCACTTTTTATCAACAAGCCCTTCGACGCCATTTGCTGATTGGGCGATCGTAAATTTTGTATTGAAAAGTTCAAGCTTTTGCTGCTGTGCAATTGTGGAAGGGTTTGTGAGCTTGAGTTCAAAGTCAAGAAGATCATCGCCATCAAATCCATGTGAATGTAGATGAATGATTGCGATCTTGTTTAATTCAGACAGAATAGTTCTCTGAATTCGATTGATTGATCTAGAAAATCTGATGTCTTCTTGTGATAGTGTTGCTTTTGCGCCCAAGCCTTCATCATACCCGAGATAAGCTTTTGGAATTTTTAAGGCAGCAAAAAGTTTTTTCTGGATGTATTGAACGTCTTCAACAGCGGCGGCATTCGAACCGCCTGCGAGTGTTTCAATCTTTGTACCTGTCGCAGTTCCACGAACTGGAAGAAAGTAGTCTTCATCAACTGACAATGGGTTGTATCGTAAGTCAACTCTTCCTGTGTTTCGATCAACGACCTGGTTCTTCTTCAGCTGCGACTGTGCTTGTTCCATGTAGTTTGGAATTTCTTCTGGAGGTATGTTGCCTACATCGATATAGAACACTCTTCTATCTGGTGCTCTAACAATTCTATAGACGAGCATTGCGTCTTCGATGAGGATCAATTGCCTCCATATTCTTCGTGCTGCTTCAAGAACTGAAGTTCCGTATGGAAGGAATGCATCATTTCCCAATATTCTAAAGTGTGAGACCTGCCAGTTCTCAAGTATCTGATTACCCTGAGTCATCCACCTGAATCTAACCGCGAGTGGGTCATCCTTGTCGAACCCTTCTTCTCTCTCGATTTCATTGACAGCAATAGGGTAGACATTGATAACACCTTGATCGGGTGAAACATCGTTGAATAAGAAAAAATCACCATACTTGCACATATTTCTGACCCATGCAGTCAGATTAAAGTTCACATTCAATGTATCGTAGAAAAGCTCATTGAGGATCTTATTGATCTGGGCATTTTCTGAGTAGATGTGAAGAACATTTCCTAGCTCATCCGGTGCCACAGATTCTTCAGCATAGATGTCCAGGGCGCTAGCGATCTCCGGAGTATATTCCATCTCTTGAAAATCAGAATACCTTGCCATTCTGTCATACGAACCGTAAGCAGACATAGCAGAGCTGTACACGTGACTTTGTGTCTTTCTAAAAAGCTCAAATGCTGTCGTATTCTTAGCGCTTGGTGTGAAATCACGCACTCTACGCTTGACGACAGGACCACTCCTAAAGAGTTTTGTAAGACGTGTAAAGATATTTTCTTCTTTTGCCATTTAACCTACTTGTAGACCCATGCAAGATCTGCTGGAATATTATATCTGTTTAAAGATCGACCATTCACTAAATCTCGCTTAGAATCAACTCTACGCTTACTTTCTCCCGTGAGTATATCGTTAGCAGCGCCATTGAAATTCATGGATTTAACAGACATACCGGCCAGCATCGCTTGATTAAGTGTGTTAGAATCTTTATTATTTTCTGCAGATGTGTCATAGAGCCATGTTCCAATAGCCAAGCTCATGACAAGATCATCATTCTCACCCTTCATGGCTTGAACTCTGTTGTCATTCCAGACGAAAGTCTTAAGTTCGTCATAAAACCTTTGTGAGTAAGTAATGATCTGTCTGTTTCGGAGAAGCTCTTCAAGTTTTGTGAGAATTAGCGACCTTGTTTTGCCATTAGTGTTGAATCCTGCAGATGATGTCTCGCCCGGCGGGATGTAACCTCCGATATAGACAGCATTGTTTCTCTGGTAGTACATTTTCGGATAATTTAGATCTCTAAGCCTGATTATTGTTGCATATCCAAAGCTGTTGTTCTCTGGGCACAACAAAGCTTTGTTATACATCAGGCCAAATTCATTTAGAAGGTCACCAAATCTGTCTGGTGCAACTTTTCCTTTATACTCTACGACAACCTCACCTGTCGATAGATCAATTATGTGAAATGATGAATAATCTTTTCCATCTCCTCGGGCAACGTCAGCAGACAACAAATACTTGTGTTCGCTGAGAGGATATTTCCATATCCAGACGTTCCGATCAAAACCTGTCCTCTCAGCAGGCGACATGATGTTCGAGTGTATCCACTTCAGCTCGTTATCGCCTAAGAAAGTTTCGCCCGATGACGCGAAATCGCAAAGAAGCTCCTGCGCCACTTGTCGAGGCGACATGTTCCTCGTCTCTTTCTCGAACCAAGCCTGGTCTCTCTCAGGATGAACATCCCAATTAAACTTGATCGATTTAAATTCATTCAGACCTGCTTCGGCATCCTTGTATAGCTTGTAGTATTGACCTCCGACACCATTAGGTGTAGAAAGGACGATAGCTCTTCCACCTGTCGATAGCGTCGGGTAAAGACCTGTCCAAAGCGTGTCGAAGTCTCTAACGAATGCTGCTTCATCAACAATCAATAGAGAAAGTGCTTCTGAGCGTCCTGCATCTTCTGATGTTGGGATGGCCTTGATTGATGAGCCGTGACTGAATTCAACTAGCTGTTTATTGTTAGCCGTGACCTGTGATAACATCAGCCAGGCTGGCAAATTGTTGAGAATCGTCTTAGACTTCTTGATGAAGTTCTGTGCAACTTGTAACTTTGTTGCAATAATCAAGATGTTCTTGTCGCGCTGGAAAAGTGCAAGCCATACTGCATAAGCAGCCACAAGGGTCGACAGGCCTAGCTGTCGACCCTTCACAACAATGACGAATCTATTGTCTATAAATTCTTTTACACAGTCATCTTGAAATGGGAATGTCTTGAATGGAATCGTTCCCTTTGTTGGATGCTGGATCTTCACATAGCTATTGAAAAAATACGCAGGATCTTTACCACATCTTATGATTTCTGCAACTTGTCGCTGTTTATTGACGATAGTCATTATCCATTAACAGTATAAACTGCCCTCCTGCGGTAGTACGCAGTTTTCTTAGGGTTGTATGCAGACATTGAGATCATCTCGATCTCGTCTGTTGAATCACCCTTCTTGAGCTTTAGAGTTGATCCTGTTGCCGTCTTGTAGTCTTTCTTGACTTGCGTGATGAAATCATCGATCAACTTCTCAGAGATTCTTTCCTGCTCTCTGACTTGGTCTCTTGATGGCTTATCAGCAACGATGTTGCTGATTGTTGTATACATCACATGAATTTGATCACCTGACATCTTTGTCTTGATTGAAAACGTTGCGCTCTTGACAGTAGAACTTTTTCCAAATGTTGTGTCAAGTATCTGTCCAAGTGCGTTAATCTGTTCGAATGTCATTTTTTATCCTTTTTGCACTGAGAATCAGCTCAATACGCTCATTTCTATATTTATCAACATCTTCAGGTTGTGGCCGCCATCCTTCAATCCATTTGCTTCTTTGGGGCTCAGCCCATTTCATTGCACAATGTCTACAACACTTGAATGTTTGAAAATAGTTGTAGTCTAACCTGTAGTCAAGCGCACAATCACAAACTGTGCAAAAAATAGGCATGCTAGACATGGATAACTTTCGATCTATTGTTGTGCGATTCAACGCTCAACATGTTATCAACAACGTCCTTTATTGCATCGACATGGGAGATTATTACAATTTTCTTAAAATAACTCTTCAGATTCTGAAGTAAACGTGAGCATGCCTCTAAGTTGTTCTCATCTAGCGCCCCGAAGCCTTCATCAATAATGAGCATATCTGATTTTGGAAGTGATGAAATGTTCGTTAGGGCAACTCTAATTGCAATCGATGCTATCATCTTTTCCATTCCAGATCCTAACTCGATGATTCTTCTCCTGTCACCGTAGTTGAGGTAGATCTCGATATTATTAGAGTCATCACACTCTATTTCGACTGTGAAACCAGAAATTCCATCCAGAATCTTGGATACTTCACAATTGATGAGAGGTAGATTCTTAGAAATTATGCTTTGTGGAATTCCTTTCTTAGAGAAGGCATTCTCAAGAATCGTGAGCGTTTCTTGTCGCTTGATCGCATCAAGAAGCTCAGTAATCTGCCTTGTAGTGTTTAGAATCTTTTCATCGCACCTACCGATATTGGTAGAAATTGAAAGATTGTTCTTCTCGAGATTCGAAATCTCCTGGCGAATCGTGAGGTATTCTTGATGGATCTTCTCCACATCAGAATCTTCTTGATTTGCTTTCTTTTCCTTGATTGATTTCAATTTATCTAGATCTATTGTATGAGCGCTCTGCTTATTAGAAAGCCTCTCATCGTAGATTGTTATACTAGATTCTAGCTTGACTATTTGCTGCGAGATATCATTTTTAAGTTCGCTTAGCTTTGAAACTTTTTCAATCTTGGACTTTATGTCAGCAGAGTTAAGCTCACTGAGCCTGTCCTTCAAGATCTCTAGCGTCCTTTGAATCGCATCTCTAGCATCTTCCTGGGACTTTATTAGTGTCTTACTTTCATGTGCATCCTTAATAAAGATGCATGTTTTGAAACTATCACCGCAAGGAATTTCATCAAGAATCTTAGACCTCTTCACAAGACGAGCAACTTCTTGCTCCTTGGATTCGTGATCCTTGAGATTGATTGCATACTTCATCTCAAGATCTTTGATATCAGACTCTTGCTTCTTTAAATCGTCAATGCTGATCACGGACATTGCTGACTTGATCTTCTCGCTTTTGTCTGTGAGATCTTTGATCTCAACCTTGAGCGATGTCAATTTATTCTCAATATCAGCGATCTCGCCTTCGATGCGTTTCACTCTCAGCCCAGCATTCTCAACATCTGCATCAGAAATGATCTCAACATTATCTGGCTTCTTGAGAGATTCAAGAAGATCTCGTTTTGACGAAAGCTTTTGAGATGACTCGTCAAGCTCCTTTTGGAGCGTTTCCTTTTGTGTTATGAGATCTTCTTTGGTCTTGGTTAAGACATCAATAGATGCAGAATTCTTGAGACTTGCCTTGATCGGTGCTAGATCTTGCTTAACTTTGTCATGATAGACATCAAATATGTCGAGATCAAGAAAGCGACTAAGAATTTGCTTTCTGCTGGTCGATTTTTCATTGATGAACATGTTCATCTGACCTTGAGGTGCAA